TATCAGTTAAATGTATAGAGTAAGGTCTAACTCCTGAAATATCTTCTTTTCCAAATACATAAGCATCAGGTGCAGCAGTTTCTACCCAACCAGAAAGTGTTATTTGATTAGTAATGTTTAATGATGGACTATCTGTTACAGTCATTTTATCATCAACACCATCAAAGCCTCTAGCATTTCCTATCTTTCCCTGAGACGTAGCTAAAGCAGCACCAAAATTAACAGGATTATTACTATTTATTGTCGAATCCAAAAGATTACCCTCGTTATGTAATACCATTTCATAATCATCATCCCAAACTGCAGTAGGATTTTGTTCATCTACAGCTCCTGCATTATCAAAGTATATTCTAATCCTATCACCATCACTAACTGATGGTTTTTTAACCCATGCAATTAATTCACCAGTTACAGTATCAAATCTCTCAATCTCATATTCTAGTTGTATATTATCTGATCCTGCAAATCTTAGCTCTGCTTCTACTGCACCAATCAGGTCAGGAAATATGTCATTAATTAGTAATGGAAAATCATTCTGCGTTGATGGAACTTGTCCTATGTTAATTGTTAGTGGTATTCTTTGTAGAAAATTAGCATCCAACCAGTCAGGTTCATATGCCATCTGATCCAGTACTGGTGGTGGAGCACTAATACCTCCAAATCCTTGTGATGGAAGCCTAAGCCATTTGTATTTGTCCAGTCGTTCTTCTGGTTTTGTTCCCTGTGAAGGCCACAGTAAGGCATTTGAACTCATACCAGTCTCACTATTGCTCTATCTAGAGTGATTGCAGACTTTGCTCTAATATTAAACGCACCGCCAAGATCTATTAGTTCCTGAGCTGTAAAAGTAGAAGTTGAACCTACTTCCACTCCGTTATTAATAGAATGCCAAGTTGCTTGACCATCAGTTGTAATCTCTATAACTGCTGGTCCACCTGAAATTTGAATATTATATGTAAATAGTGTACCAGCTACGGAAATATCAGGTACTACATCTGAGGCAAAAAAAGGAACATCAATACCTTTTGCTCCTGGTGTAGCATCTGCTACAAATTTAGTTAGTCTATCATTACCCATGTTACTTTTCATCTAATGGTAGTTTTTTAGAAGTATTATGGAAGATGTCTTTCTGCAAAATAATCATCCTCAAATGGAATAAATCTAGTAACAACTTCCAAACTAGTTCTCTTTGGTGCGATTGCTCTAACATCTCCTAATAACGTTTCAATCTCTGATGTGTAGTTTGCTTTTAGTTTATCTGCCTCATCATACATCTGATTTATGTTTCTTCTAACTTTAGATAACGCAAATGTTAATGCTGTATCTTGTGCTCGATCAAAGAACTTTGTTCCCTCTATTGATGTAATACTATCTACTACTGTCTTTAGTTGTTTTTTTAGTTCGTTGTTTGATGATTTTACTATCTCTAATAATGCATCATCATCTTGTGTATCTGTTATTTTTAAAAAAGATTTTAGAAAATCTAATGTGATAAACTGATTCTCATTAATTTCTTCTGCATCAGAACTCAAAGTGCAGGATCACTAATCCTTATCACTTTAGGTCTGACAAATAGACTTACTCCACTTGTATCTGGACTTCGTTGTAATCTGGATATTGTTCCTAGTTCTAAATCAGAGCCTTTAAGATCTATTTGTTGTAATGAGGATAAATCTTCTGAACCAAAAGAACGGTGAGGCATAGTTTACTCCTAAGAGATAACTGGTGCATTCAATAGATCCTGTGGTCCTTGGACATATGTTTCCAAGTCTGCATCAGTTACGATTTCTGTACCTGGTACAAATACATCAGAGCCGGTTCCATCTATCTGGATTTTAATGCCAAATCTTCCTGGATTTGGAATAAGGAATTGAACATAATCTCTTGTCAAGAAGGCATGTGCATCTCTAGTATATTCTTTCCAGAACTCTGTCTCAAATGGACCTACACCTTTAAGCATTGATTGTGAATCACCGGCATACATGAGTCCTCTTGGTACGCCTCTGTCTAAATATGCAGTAACATTTGGTATTCCTCTCATTGGGATTATTCCAGATACTGTTACATCGTCATTAGCATTGTTAAAGCCACCAACATCATAGTTTGATAGCCATCTAGCATAGTCAATTGGGTTAATCCAAATCTTATCTAATATTGATTCATTATCATCCAAGTGTCCTTGGAGAATTGCTAGTAATTCTTTCTTTACGTTAAACTCTCCGTGTGGAATGGCACTAGTACCAGTTGCTTCTGGATCATTGATTTCAAATGTTGGAGTAGCTCCTACTGCACCAGATAGTGTAGATAATACTTGGAGTCCTTGACCGTTTCTCATTCTTGCGTGTCCAACCATAGCATCTGCCATGTTTAACTGCTGAATGTTAAAGTCTGATCTCTTTAGAGTCTCAGAAGCTATGAGAGTTGGGAATGTATTTTTCTTTAGTGAAAATCTGTCCTCTGAATATTGCAACTTGTCAAAGTCAACTTTCTCCAAAGGTCTCATTTGTACCTGACCGTTTCTTGTATCTTGTTCAGGTGTTCTAGCATCTAGTTTGTTTACGTTATGAGTGAAAAATCCATTCTCTACGACATATACATTTGGTCTTAACCCTCGTACTCTGGTAATAATTTCAATAACTCTTAGTGGATCAATTGCATCTTGTCCTATTCCTTGAATTGGTGCTTGTTGAGCACTTTGTTGTTTTAGTTGTTCTAGTTTCATTGCAGCCATATATCCTTTTGAGTTCATTCCTTCGGCTTGAATAACTGTCATTAGATCTCTTGCTGCAGATTTTACTTGCATATGAGATTTTGCTAATGATGTAAATGCTTTCTTAAAAACTGTATGTGCATAAAATCCTTCTTGACCTATAACTACAGAGCCTTTGAGTTGTGTTGTTTTACCAATTTTAAGATCAACGAGTTTTCTTGATCCAATTAATTCCATTGGATTACCAAAGTCAATTTCTGCTAGACTGTCAGATCCAAAGTAAACTCCGCCAGTATATGGTGAATATGTGACCTTGTCACCATGTCTCATGAGAAGTTCTTGACTCATGCTAGACCGACTCCTGTTGATATGATACCGTTATCGTCTTGAACAGATACTTCAGCTACTGTTGAAAATTCTTTATGTTTGTAAACTCCTAGTGTTTCACCAAGGGCAAGTGCTGCAGAAGTTGCAATATCTACATTTGCAATTTCAAATAGTTCAGCAGTACCAACTCGTACTATTCCTACTGGTTTATCTGGTAAGACTCCTGCTCTCATAATTACAGTCCAATCAGATCCTTTAGTGATACATTCTATCTGATTTTTTCTTAGTAAAGAATCAGTTGTAGTAAGATTATTTGCATCCTCACCTGCTTGAACTACATTAACTGTTGATAAATCTAAAAATAGATCTGCACCGGTAAAGTCAGAATCTGCAAGTGGTCTTGCAACAGCAAAGCCAGCATCGTCTTCTATAACAACAAATTGACCTAAAGTGATATTTACATTATCTTTGACATTGAATGTCTTTACATACAGATTGTCTATATGTACGATATTACCTGGTCCGCCTGTACCCACTATTCATACAACTCCTCAAACATTTCTTCTGCTGATTTTTTACTGGAACCGCTAAACTGTGAATCTGAACCTAATCCCATTGGGAATTTAGTAGTTGCAGATTTTTGTTCTGCGTCTGTGTTAAAACTAATTTGTGCTAAGAATGGTTGAATTTCATCTAATTTTGATTGGTTATCTTCAACTGATGCTTTTAGCATAGCAGTCTTTGTTAATTCTAATTTTTCATCATCATCACCTATCATTTTTCTTGCTGCAAGATATTTATCAATAATTGGCATGTTTACAATTTTAGTTAATGTTGCAATTTTTGCAGTTTGTTCTTTTTCTTTTTCACTTTCTTCTTCATCATCTACTGCTCTTTTTGCTTTTTTGGCTTTCTTTGCTTTTCTTCGAGCTTCTTGTTTTTCTTCTTCTGTCATATCATCATCATCATCTACTGCAGTTTCCAACATATCTTCTTCATGATTGTCTTCATTTTCTGCTGCTCTCTTTGCTTTAGCTCTTTTTGCTTTTTTGGCTTTCTTTGCTATTTCTTCTTCTCGATCTTCTTTTTCATCTTCTAGTGCAGTTAATCGCGCTTCTAGTTTTTCTTTCTCTTCTCTAGTGATATCTTCAGTACCCATTTTCTTACCATATTTCTTTAATTGTTGTATTTTAGAAGTATTAGATTTTAATTTCTCACGTGCCTCAGAAAAGCAAATTGCTAATTCTTGATCAGTTGGTTCTTGTCCTTCACCTAATTTTTTAGATAGACATTCAGAAACTAATTTACTCAACTCGTTATCTCCTGCAACTGTTACGTTAATCTTACCAGTCTTGCTACACTTTGAAATTCTAATAATTGGTATTTTTCTTAATGGATTAATCTCATCTTGGCCAATGCCATCAGTTGATATGTTAGCAGATGCCTTTTCTAATTTAATTAAACAGTCTGGACCATCACAAATATCTGTAATCTTTGCATCATCAGTTCCATAAGCCGGCTCATCTACAAACGCATAATGTAACGGTAAATAACGGTGAACTCTGTGTATATGGCCACCTTCTGGTCTTTGTATAACCTCTACATCATCTATACTACGAGGAAAAATAGCAGGTGAGACAAATTTAATCTCATGATTTCGTATTTTCTTAATTATTTCTTTATCAAATACCCTTGATATTTGGGTTAATTTCTCGCCAGTCTCTGTTCCTAAAACTTTTCTGATTATAGCTTTTGCATGTGGCATTTGTAGATGTAATGCCTGAGTATAGCTATTTCCAACTGTATGATCTCGTCTGCCTTTGTTGAAAAATTCAATTCCTGGCATTCCCTTAAAATCTGGACCATCTAACCGGTTAGCTTCCTCAGTTACCTCCCAGTCATTGAGGTTTAGCTTGTTGTTAATTAGAAAAGATTTGATAAATGTTCCTTGTTCCCCCTCAAACTCGTCTAATACCTCAAATTCAGTTGTAGCAAAGTATAACGCTTGTAGTTTACAGTTTGACATTTAATAAAATTAGATAAAACTATATTTTTAGAAGTATTTACTTTCCTACTATTTCTTTCCTACTGATGCTTTTCTTTGAGTAGCCCTTAGTTCTTCTCTTGCTTTCTTTACAGTTCCATCAGAATAACCATTATGGAAATTATGTCTGAATGTATTTTGTTTTATTATACGTGCAGGTAGATTAGTTACAATTTCAGATTCTGATTTTTTTTGTTTTATTTCTTGAATTTCTTGGTCTTTTTTTGCCAGTTTTGCTTCAAGATTTTTAATTCTTTTAGGATCTTCTGTAGATATAGTGACAGTTTCTTGTTTAGAGTTAGAAGTATTTTTTTCATCTGACAATATTAGGTTAATTCTAAATTAGTATATGAGAATTATGTACTTTTCTTTGGTTTTGGTGATGGACCAGACATACTAAGCTTGTTTCCGTTTCCTAAATCCATTGAACTCTCTCCAATTGGTTCTTTCTCAGGATCAATCTTTCCCTCTAAATTATCAATGTTTAGAATCCTACCTGCAGCTTCTGCTTTAAATCTGAATATCTTGTTTAACTCTACAAATGCTCCGACAATATCAGCCCATGAATCTATTTTTACATCTGTAAATTCTGCCTCTACTCTAAACTTTTTTAGTATCTCTGGCTTGTCTTTGTAAAATTTCTTAAAATTTCTCATGTAATACTGATTTGTAAATACCTTGATTACTGGCATACGTTTTCTTGGAATTTCAGTCTCAGCAAATACCCTCAATATTCCTAGTAATGTATCACGATTAGGATCTTTCTCTTTTGCAATTAATGCAGTTGGCACTTGTGCAACTTTGGCTGCAGACTCTGCATGGAAATGAGCCATATCAATCATTCCAGGAATATCAGGTTTTGTATCAATATGGTGTACTACCAAATCATTTTTTGGATCTTTTAGTGCTGTATGGTTTGGCTGTCCTGCAACCATAGTGTTTATGAATGTCTGACCTTGTGATGCCTCATTACCTGTTCCTTTCTCATCTCGTTTTGTAGCTACAATAGTAAATGGTGCATAACCAATTGATGCGACATTAGGAAAATCTCTGTCAATTAGCTTTCGTAGTGATCTGCCATGTCCAAGCATTCTTTGTTCTAATGAGTAGCCATATCCCTTACCATTGTAAATTGGTGATTCCTCCATATGTGCTAAATAAATCATGTCGTCTTTATCCAACATACTAGCTGAAAACATTAGTGAGACTCTTTTGATATTGAATGTCTTTTGTGATATTTCTATAAAATTAATGTCTCTTGGGTGTTGTACTTTGTAAATTGTTTCTATGTCAGGCCATTTCTTACCATTCCACTCAAATAGATTATTTGGATCTATTTCTCTAGTCATTAGATCTCGTCCAAAGATGTAATGGTTTCTAACTAGTGCCTCTACCTTTGTATTCCAATCCTCTTTAATTCCATCTTCCTCATCATCATCATCTTGAACTTCACTTATCCATCTGTCTAGTTCGTTTAATGGCTCTAGTAAATTTTGATTCTCATCTAATTCTCTTTCCATTGCTTCCTCTTTTGTTTCCTGTCGTTTTTTAGTTGGTGGTTTTTCTGGTTTTGATTCTGGTTTAGTTTGTTGTTCTTCTTCTGGATCTTCTGTTTGTTGTTGTTGTATTTCTTGCTGCTTTTGCATGTTTTGTAATTCCTTGTCTGGTACGTCAATTTCTTTTAGTTCCAGGTCATTTTCATTTACTAGCTTTAGAACTGGCTTTATTCCCAATCCAACTAGAAAAGCAACTACAACGTCAATGACTGTTCCACAAATAGTATGAGTATAAACGTCTTGGAATACTATAAGATCAAGGGCTGTATATGGATTCCAGTAAAATTTAGGTAATGGTTGGTTTTCATTTGAATCTAATGTTCTTGCAGTAAATGGTATCGGAGTTGATAATATTTTTCCTGAATCATTAACATCAACATCTACTGCCTCCATAAAATTTCGGGGAGTGTAATTATTTAGAAATGACTGATGGCCATCCATAGCCACATCAGGCATATTATCATCGTATGGTCCATCTACTGCAGTTCTAGTTATTGGATGAAATATTGTATGCCAAATTTTTTGCCTCTTCTCTTTTTTCTCTATAGTCTTTTTCATGTATGACAGATATACTTCACGTTCTTCTGGTGATAGTTTCTTATCATCACCTAATACTTTTGTTAGTCTTCTAGTTCTGTTTATAGTAGCCTTTGATATTTTGGTTCCCTCATCTTTTAGAATCTTTACAATCTCATTAGCTGATTTATCCTCATCTAGTAATTCTAAAATTCTTTCTTGTAAGTCTGCATCCAATGAGTCGATTTGAGTCGAATAATATTTGAGAATTATTTTTAATTATGTTGTAGCTCTTGCTACTATAACAATTGTTGCTTCGCTTAGACCTTCTTTGGTCTTTCTGCCGACGATAACTTGAGTAGTAATAATATCAAACTCTGTCCCTAATGCTGCGGCTGCTGCTATAACTGGAGTTGTACCATCATCTGTATCTTTATCAAATGTAATTGGTTTTCTTAATGTTACAATATCGCCTGCTGCCATAATGATCCAATTATAATATGCCTTAAATGAATTATTTAAATTAAACTCGGTGATCGCCAACTTTAAAACAAATACTCTACCCAACTAAGCATGTGTGACAACATAATCAATTGGGTGAAGATTAATGATAGATGAGATCTATTCAATTTTAAGAACTATTTTCTTTAATTCAATGCCAAATACTGCTGAACTTAACAATTGGACAGTATTTGGTATCCTTGGATATATTTGGGCATTTCGAAGATTTGCAATAAAAATGAAGATTATATTTGAAGAAATTAAAGAAATTGATCAACCAATTATTATGGCATTTGAAGATGGTACACCTATGGCATTTGAAGATGGTACACCTATGGAATATGAGAAAGAGGATATTAGTAAAATATGTCATTTAAAAAAAATTTTTTCAATAATACGTAAATTGAATTAACTAGTTATACTGTTTCATTATATCTGATTTTTTCAAATCACAGTCACAGTTTTTCTTTTTCTTTTTTTCTTCCATAGTTAATACTCGTACTGATGTACTACACAAAAGTTTCTATTAAATTTTAACATTACTGCAGGAGCTGTACAGTCTTTAAAATCACAAGTTATTGGCTTTTCCATTAATATCCACCAAACGGATCAGGAGTATGAAACTGTTGGAATGTAATATCTTGTGGTCCACCGTCATATACGAATTGAGCCTCCATTGACATTATACATCCGTGCAATCCATCATCAGGTTTTTTTACTTTATCAGGTGTGTAGTATCGTGAATAATACGTCCCTGTTCTTGATAATTTTATTAGTTCTGTTAGTTCGTTGGTATGATGGTCCACTATCCAATCTAGTTTAGATGGATCTTTTGCAGGCCATACAATTTGATTGATTAGATTATTGCCATCAAGATATGGCTTTATGATTCTGGTTCTATATGTATCCATCAAAAAGGTCTTGTCTCTTGCCCAACTGTTCTCTTGTGATAGTTTTCTTTTCTCATCTAGGTTAGGCTCTGGATCATCTGGTCTTGTAAGATAATGAAATTTCAAACAAGCTTCACCATATCGTTTCATTAACTGTTGTACTTGGTATGTTCCGCCTCCTGCATCAACTACACTTTGAGCAATTTCATAATCATCTATCCATTCACACGCTAGATTATATTGTTCCTCTACATCATCAGTCTCAATTCTATCTGCATTGATTAGTATGAATTGTGGAAAAGCACCATCGACATACTGATAGATCCATCGTATAGTTCTAAATCCGCCTCCCCAATCAGCACCAAAAAATAGTTTCCCTAATTCATAGTCAACTTCGGATGGTTTGAGAAATGATCTTCGCTTGTCATATAATTTGTATAGCATTTGTGATGTGAATGGTTTAGTATCTCCTGCTACATCACCGCCTTGTACGTGTCTGATAAAGTCATTTTGTGGATAGTGTTCTTCCTTCCATTGAATTGATTTTGATTCTGGTAAGCGATATTTAGCACAGTCTGATTTCTTTAATGGAATCCAAGGAGCTTGATACTGGTTTGAAAAATAGCCGTGTCTTGATTGATTGTCTTGTTTTAGTTGCTTCCAATATCCGGCTAATACATCAATCATATAATCATCCCATATTAAACCATATTCTTGATCAAACTCTAGCTTATCCCTCCAGTATTCATTAGAGTAAATCCAGTGCCTTTGGTCTGTACTATCCCACCATTTACTATATTCGGTATCAACGTAACCGCCTATTCCTGCAATAATGAAAGACCCATTTGTAAATGATTGTGATTCACTTGCAGTTACCCAAGCATCTAGATCTAAATTTTGTCCTTCGTCAAAAATTAAAAGATTTACAGATTTACCCTCAACGTGTTTAAAGTCATTAACTGCTGCTACTAGATTTGCTGATGAGTTATTTTTAGTTCTAATAGATGATAATGATCCTAGTGTAGCACCATCAACATAAGCTCGTGCAATCTCTGACTCACTCCATAAGGTTCTGAACTTATCTCTTGAGAATGTCATTAGTGCCTCATCTTCAAAAGTACAGAATGTAGTTTTCTGATTTGATTTAGTAGTCATTAGATGGCCCATACTAGTTGCAAGATATGCCGACTTTGTCATCTGTCTTGCAAACTTTACCATTATCCAACCCCAATTATCTTCATGTAACCTTTGAAGCATTGGCATATACTGTACGATATTCTTTCTTCCGTCTATTGTCGGTCTAACCTTTAGAGACCATTCTAATCTAGATTGTGGAACTTCGGGTAAAATTAATTGTTGTAGCTTTTGTTCTTCTTCTGTTTGTTTTGAAAGGAATCTATCTTTCTGTCTGATATTCTGCTTATTCTTTCGCAGTTTTAATAGACGAATTTTGTTAAGAAGTGGTGAGTAGTTGTATTTGTCTTTCAACTTGTTCCTCATCTTCTAGGTCTGGATCTTCCATGAGAGTTTTGATTAGTTCCTTTACTGACATTATTCTCCTGCCTAGATCAATCTGTTCTCGTTTTGCTATTACTACAGTTTGCATCTTTTCTAGTTGTTCTGCCTTTTGGATAATTTCTCGCATCTCTCTTCTATCCTGGATTAGTGTATCGTGTTCGTTGATTAGAT